TTTCTCGTTTCCATTCTTGCAGGAAGCTGTACTCTATTTTGTTCCATTCTTAATCGCCTCTCGTTTTAATTCTAAGCAATGAATAGCTTTGTCTATATTTTCAATAGGATTACCTTTTTGTCTTATAACATACTGGATAATATCTCCGTCTATCTTCGAAATATTATTTTGTATGAAAAAATCCATTGGTTGTATTTTAAAGTCTAGGTAGTGTTTACCTGCTATTTGTTTTTTAAAAGCACTCATTAAGGAACAACTTTATTCCATCTTCCGCCTTTATTCAATACCATTGGTAATAAATATGGTAAGCCCTCAATAATAATTCCTGTACCTATTATAGGTCTGTCTTTAAAGAGTTTATTATATTCATAAGCAAGGCTGTCTTTATCTATAAGGCAACCAACTTGTAATCCCCAATGTAAAGCGTTTGGGTTTCCCCAGTATTGAATATTGAACTTCGTATGAAAATGCCCTTGCACTACATTCATTCCGTACTGTTGACCAAGTTTTAAAATGTTAGCAGTCTTTCCGTGACAGAAATATATATCCTGTCCATTAGAGGCTTTAATAACTATATCTTCGTGCCATTTCCAACCCTTACCAACTTGCAAAAACTCGTTGTAATCTTTTATAAAGGCTTTAGGTAATCCGTGAGTTAAGGCTTTGCGGAATATTAAACTTCCGTGATTAGAATGTACTAAATCCATTTTTGGAAATAGTTGTTCAAGTTCGTGGATAGTGTCTAAAGATTTTCTTAACTCATCACCTGCACTAGAAAGGTCAGGATTAGGTTGATGATATGACCAAGAATGTCCATCAAGCTCATCACCTATGTTCAAAATTTTTGTAGGCTTATATTTCTTTTTGATTGCCGCAAGAAACGGAATCATATCTTGATGGTGATGTGGTATGTGTTGGTCTGAAATTACGAGAATACATTTCTCCATATTTTATCCCTCTATTAAAGTGTCAATAAATCTATAAATGATTTAACTGTCTCTGCAAATACTATAGTGAACATAAAACATAAAGCACCTATTACTTTCCATAAGTTTTTAAGACTAGATTTTATTTCGTTAATATCGATCTCAATATGGCGTAAATGATTAGTCTCTATAGTGGCTATTCTAGCCTCTAACCTAATTAGAGTTTCGCTATTCTTTTGGCTCTGTGTCGGCATTAGCTTCCTCTTTCGGTAGTTCAGATTTAAGGATTGCAGAATTAGCACCCTCTATCGTGTTAAGCCGATCAGTTTCTAGTAGAAGTTTTGATCTTTCTTGTCCTACATATTGCAGTTGTGCGAAAGCTATCTTACCTTTATCAGATAATTTAGTTTCGTCATATTCTTTGTTATCCAATGTAAACATAGTTTTATCCCTCTAGTGTTGTTACTCTTGCTTCTAAATCTTCTATCTTGGTCATAGCTTCTTGTAAAGCCTTGATAGCTTTCATATATAAAACGGAGTAACTAACAGACTTAACTTGTTCGGTAATTGTTTTAACTTCCCCAATTTGTTTAGTAGATGGAGTTTTAATATCACCGACATTTTTATCACCATCAATTACTTCTTGGTCATCAGATGTATATAACACTGCGTCTTGCGTTTCAGAATCATCTGCGGTGTAAAGAGTACCAAATTCAGATGAAGAAATAATATCAGATTTTTCTGGGTCACGAGACTTAACTAATCCAGGACTAACTGTTTCAGTTTCTTGTGCTACTAAACCTAAATAAGTTTTTGCCGCTTGACCACCATCTGCTTCAGTTCTAGCTTCGTCTTTAAGTTTAAAGTTTCTAACTCTTAAACCTTTGATATCATCCCATTGAGAATTAGCATCTGTTATGTTTTGTTTAATTCTTTCGTCAGAAGTTGCACCATAACTATTAGTGGCACTATCAAAATCACCATTAGAAAAAATTACAGCTCTGACAGTACTATTATTATTGCCCAAACACCTAAAGAAATAACTACTTGTGTCATTTGCAGTTGAACTAAATTGTATCTGTTGCCCATAAACATTACCACTAGTTGCAGTGTTTTTTACATAAAATGCAACATCATTTATTGATGCTGTATGTGTAGTTTCACCCGTACTTGCAATAACCATAGATTCATTGCCACCAACAGTAATTCGTAAATCATTGGCACTATGTCCATAACGAATAGAGCCTATATTAGGGCTACCATCATCACCAAAAAGAATGTAACCAAAATCATTATTTGCAGATAAAATACTAAGTCCTGACCTTGTACCCTCAATAACTAATTCATCAGCATTGCCATCTACACTAGCACCAGTATCAGCAGTTCTAATGTGTAAGCCTACTCCTAAGTCAGCTATTGAACCAATACCAACACGGTCTGCTCCTTGCACATTAAACATATTTTCATTATTATTAGATTCTACTCGGAAGTTTATGTCAGCTGAATTTTGGTTAAATACACTTTCAGTTGGAAGTGCTTCAAATCTTGATGTTTCAGTTCCAGCAACCATTGTAAAAATTCCAAACCTAGAATCTTCTGTGCCATCACTAGCATCTTTTATTTGACAGACAAACTCAGCATAGGTTACATCTTCGGAATTATCATTACGACCTTTAAATTTAACATTACCTAACTGGTCGCTATCAGCAGGGGAACCTGAATTTCTATAAAATCTTAAATTTGGCCCAACATTAGCATCAGCATCAGTTGATGTTAATGTAAGTGTGTCTGTGTTGTCAGCAGTTGTAATTGTAGATCCTACAGTTGCAGTAAAGCCACCATCTTTAATTAACATACCATCAACTGTTACACCTGTTGCACTTGTACCCTCTGAAATAACATTAGCAGTTAAGGATTCTACATCATCAGAAGTTGCACCAATCGTAAGGACTGTTACCCAAGCGTCATTGTCTTTATTACGCATATAAAGGGTATTACCATCTGAATCAAACCACCATTGATTAGCGTAAGTGGTAGATGGTGCTGAGTTACCTGCGTTGTTAGTTGCTACTGCACCTAAAGCTGAATTTAAATCTGACCTAACATTAGGGAAAGTGGCGTTGTTTATTATGTAATCGTGTTGTGACATATATTCTCCTGTTTATACTATTATTCGTTTAATTTGGCAATTAAATTGCTGTACCTTGTCCGTTAGCAACATAATCAAAGGTTACATCTTCTGCCGCACCACTAGTTCCGTGATTAAATGCAACTGTAAAGCCTGTAGCGGATTTACTTGTTATAGTTGTTGTGGTGTTATGTGCCGCATTTTGAGCAAGAATAGTTACACTAGGCTCTGCAAAAAAAGCTGTGTTAAATGTTACCGCTTTAGCACCTGCACCACTCGCAATGTTTTGTCCTTTGTCAACTCTATCCATCATTTCTAAATTAACTTTACATTCAGTAATTTTAGGCGTGGTTGATGATACATTACTTTCTAATTGTAGTTTAAACTTAGCATATCTAAATTCATAATTACCATCATAGAAACGAGTAAACCCTGTATAGGTTGAGTTATCATCTGAGGTTGAAATAAACATTTTAACATCAAAGTCAGGATCAGATGAAGCGTTATCAAACAATCCTGCAACAGCATCAAAGGCTATTGGAAGATCGTCAAAATTTCCTGCATAATCTAATTGCTCCGTAATAACATCAGCAGAAACTCTGCCTTGATATTTAGCACCTAAAGATATTTGATTTGCAAATACATAAGAGCCAATAGATTTAACTCCATCACCCTCATCAAATTTTCCTGTAGCATCATCAAAGTTGCCTGATTTAGCGTCAAAAAGTCCGTCTGAATCTAATATCAAAGCATTATCTACCACTACTACATCAGTCTTAGTTCCTGCAAAGGCTGTTGATTCAGTGATAGTTGAAACCAAATTAGCTCCTGCAAAGGTAGATATAGTTCCTATAACACTAGTAGCGGTAATAGATTGATAACCTAATAGATCAAATGCCTTAATAAAGTATGTTCCTGCTTTAGCAGGTACGATAACTGAATTAGATGGTGGGCTTACTTTTTGCACCAAGATAACTGAGTTATTATAAGTAGCACCTGATACTAATGGCGAAAATCTTATTTGATAAAAAGCTAAATCTAAATCGGTATTCGGTGTCCAACTTAACACCGCAACTTGATCTTGATAATCAACTGAAAGGTCTGCAACATTAGCAGGTGGATCAGTAAACCCTACAACGAAATGATCTTGAGCCACATAAGCTGATTTATAGTTTAAAGAGTTTATAGCTCTAGCTTTGACGTTATATGTTACTCCACTTTCAACAGGAATATCTCGAACTGTGCTTGATGAAATACCTGCTGATTTATAAATTGAATCAGTACTCTTTTTATAAACAACTTCGTATTTATCTACAAAAAAGTCAGGCGTATTTCTTAAAGTAACAGTCATTATT